GGGAAAATATGGAGGGGGCGGCGTATTTTCCCCGGAGGGATATTTGGAAAGCCAATTGGGGACTAGGTTCTAGGGCCCACAGGAAGTTTCTCGTGTGCTCCTTTCTTCCTGCTGGTCTCGCTCACAACGGGCCCTAGAATCTAGCCCTCAATTGGCCCCAAACGCCCTCTATCTAAGGAGCAACTATGGGTAAAAGGGCCGCAACACCCTCTAAACCAGCTCGAACTGTAGAGCAACGTGAAGCGCAAATGATCAATCTGGCGCTTGAGCTTGCTGAGAAGCAGCTTCGAGAGGGTACAGCACCGGCAACCACGGTGAACCACTACCTCAAACTCGCCTCCACAAGAGAACAGCTAGAGGTAGAGAAGCTGAGGAACGAAACAGCACTCCTCGAGGCGAAGAAGACGGCGCTCGTCAGCGCTGAGCAAGCCGAGAAGATTGCCAAAGAAGCCATCGAAGCCTTCCGTACATACTCTGGAGCGGGAGATGTTACGAACGTATACTGAACTGGCGCGCCTCGAGACCTTTGAGGAGCGGTTTGACTACCTGGCTCTCACCGGGCAAGTCGGTACAGCCACGTTTGGCTTCGATCGTTACCTGAACCAACGATTCTACACCTCGACGGAGTGGAAGAAGGTCAGGAACTTTGTTCTGGCTCGAGATGAAGCCTGCGACCTCGGGATCGAGGGACTTGACATCAGATACATGCCGCTAATCCACCACATGAATCCGATTCAGCCCAAAGATCTCGAGGAATTCAATCCAGACATCCTCGAGCCAGAGTTTCTCATCACGACAACCAAGAATACCCACAACGCGATACACTTCGGAGACCGATCGAGGTTGACACCACGAGTTGTTGAGCGTCGACCGAATGATCAAGCTCCCTGGAGGATCTAATGGGAACCATTCTTGAAGACACTAAGAAGGCAATCGGCATTATGCCGGGTTATGATGTCTTCGACGACCAGATCCTCATGCATATCAACACTGCACGTATGGATCTCGCACAATTGGGGCCAAAATGCGACGTCCCGATTGAGAAAGATACCGCTTGGACCGTCTTCGATTCGATTGACGATGAAGCGGCCATCAAGTCTTACATCGCCATGAAGGTTAAGCTGTTCTTCGATCCACCGGGGAACTCCTTCTTGGTATCGGCATACCAGAAGCTGATCGAGGAGGCAGCATGGCGACTGATCTATCAGACCGAGGGGAAGCAGAGGTAGAAGACCTCGTCCACCACGGTGTAAAAGGCCAGAAATGGGGCGTCATCCGAAAGAAGGCTAGCGCCGGTCGAAAGGCCACTGTTAAGGCTATCCAGAAGAGCGGACGATTCACCGCCAACGCGACCAAGACAACTATCAAGACCGCCCGAACTGGAGCGGCTAAGGTACAGAAGGCTAAGCAGGCCCATGACCAGCGAGTTGCCGGAAAGAAGCAGGCAAAGGCCGACGCTAAGGCCCGAAAGAAGTTCGCAAATCGCGGATACAAGAAGATCAGCGACACCGAGCTCCAGTCTCGAATTAAGCGGTTGGAGCAAGAGAAACGCTATCGGGAACTCAAGGCCGATCGCCACCTGGTTCGAGGTCGTGAAGTCACTCGATCGATCCTCGAGAACTCTCTGACCAAGGCCGGTACGTACGCAGCAACCAAGGCTATGAAGACAGCCTTCGATAAGTCGTTCGATCCCGGTAAGTCAGGGAAGTCCGCAGCAGAGACTCTCAAGAAGGCAGCAGAGAAGGCGAAGGAAGCCGCTGAGGCAGCTTCTGTCGTAGCAGAGGAGACTAAGAAGGAAGCCAAGTCTATTGGCGGTCCCGCTCTAAAGAAGGCTCCCGAACGTAAGCAGATCGAGAAGCCTAAGTCGTATAAGCAGACTAAGCCCTCGCCAAAGAAGAAGCGGTATCCTCGTAACCCTGGGAGCACTGCTAAGTAATGCTCTCGAACACCGCAGTACCAAAATACTACGGGCAGTTTCGTGATGCAGTCATCCGAGGCGAGATTCCGGTATGTGAAGAGATCTCATGTGAGATGAACCGGATTGACGCACTGGTCGCAAATCCTGAATACTACTACGACGACCAAGCCGTTGAAGGTTTCATCGCATACTGCGAGAACGAGCTTACTCTGTCCGACGGAGCCGACCTCCATCTTCTAGACAGCTTCAAGCTCTGGGCCGAACAGCTCCTTGGATGGTACTACTTCGAGGATCGTCAGGTCTTCGTCCCATACGAGGACGGAGTTGGCGGTCGCTATGAGACCAAAACCGTAAAGAAGCGCCTAACTATCAAGCAGTATCTGATCGTTGCTCGTGGGGCGGCGAAGTCGATGTATATGTCGCTGATCCAGAATTACTTTCTGGTGATTGACACTACTACGACGCATCAGATCGCTACGGCTCCGACCATGAAGCAGGCTGAAGAGGTGATGGGTCCATTCCGGACCGCCATCACTCGAGCCCGAGGTCCGCTGTACAAGTTCCTGACTGAGGGATCCATTCAAAATACAACCGGTGCGAGGGCTAACCGCCAAAAGCTGGTTGCTACGAAGAAAGGTGTGGAGAACTTTCTCACCGGATCCCTCCTCGAGGTCCGCCCCATGTCCATCGACAAGCTTCAGGGTCTTCGACCCAAAGTTTGTACCGTGGATGAGTGGCTTTCTGGCGACATCCGTGAGGACGTCGTCGGAGCTCTCGAACAGGGTGCCTCGAAGATCGATGATCCAGTCATTCTGGCCGTCTCTTCGGAAGGAACAATCCGCAATGCGGTGGGCGACACCATGAAGATGGAGTTGCTCAAAATACTGAAGGGCGAATATATCGCCCCGCACATCTCAATCTTCTACTACAGACTTGATGATATCAAGGAAGTAGCAGATCCTGCTATGTGGGTAAAAGCCCAGCCGAACATTGGCATCACTGTCTCTTATGATCGGTACCAGCAGGACGTCGACCGAATGGAGCAAGCTCCGGCCGCTCGAAATGACATCCTCGCCAAGAGGTTCGGTATCCCCATGGAGGGATACACGTACTTCTTCACTTACGAGGAGACGATCCCGCACAGGAAGAACACCTTCTGGAACATGCAGTGCGCTATGGGCGCCGACTTGTCTCAGGGCGATGACTTCTGTGCGTTCACCTTCCTATTCCCACTGAGGAATCAGGCTTTTGGCGTAAAGACACTGGCATACATCTCTGAGCTGACGCTCATGAAACTGCCAGGTGCTTTACGTCAGAAGTATGACGAGTTCATCCAAGAAGGAAGCCTCCGAGTCATGGAGGGTACCGTCCTGGATATGATGGAGGTCTATGAAGATCTGGACCTTTACATCGATGAACAGAAGTATGACGTCTCGGCGTTTGGGTTTGACCCATACAACGCCAAGGAATTCGTAACCCGGTGGGAACAGGAGAACGGACCGTATGGTATCGAGAAGGTTATTCAGGGAGCCCGGACAGAATCGGTACCCCTCGGGGAGCTGAAGAAGCTGGCCTCGGAACGCCTTCTCATCTTCGACCAGGAGCTTATGGCCTTCACCATGGGTAACTGCGTCACTCTTGAGGATACCAACGGAAACCGGAAGCTGCTGAAGAAGCGCTCGGAAGAGAAGATTGACTCAGTAGCCGCTCTGATGGATGCCTTCGTGGCATACAAGATCAACAAGGAGGCATTCGAATGAGCAAGGAGGTGAAATGGGTCTTAGTGATCGATTGAGCCACGCCTGGAATGCGTTTACCCGATCGCCGGACAAGAAGGACTTCACTCCCGAATACGGAGCGTCGTTCTTCGGAAATCCGAGCGCGAACTACCGCCCAGTCGTCGGGGATCAGACGATCGTCACCAGCATCTATAACCAGATTGCTATCGACGTGGCGAATGTTCCAATCCGACATGTTCGGACAGACGACAACGGTAATCTCAAGAGCTACATCAATAGCGATCTTGATGACTGCATGTCGCTCAGCGCCAATATCGACCAGACTGGACGAGGGTTCTTCCAGGATCTCGTCCTTACTCTGTTCGAGGAGGGCGCAGTCGCGATTGTTCCCGTGGATACGAACGTCAACCCTGACATGACTCAGGGATATGATGTCCGTTCTATGCGAGTCGGTAGTATCATCAATTGGTACCCTCGGCACGTTCGAGTCGAAGTCTACAACGACCGGACTGGACAGCGGGAACAGTTGACTCTTGAGAAAGAGTTCGTAGCGATCGTCAATAATCCGCTGTACAGCGTGATGAATGCTCCGAGCTCTACGCTGCAGCGACTCACTCAGAAGCTACATCTGCTCGACGCGATTGATCGACAGTCTGGATCTGGTAAGCTGGACATTATCATTCAGCTTCCCTACGTGGTAAAGACCGAGCTCAAGAAGCAGCAGGCAGAAGCCAGGCGAAAGGCGATTGAGGAACAGCTCGCAGGTTCGCAGTATGGTATCGCTTACACCGATGGTGCAGAGCGAATCACTCAGCTGAACCGACCGTCCGAGAACAACCTCATGAGTCAGATCCAGTGGCTCACTACTCAGCTGTATAACCAGCTCGGAATGACCGAGGATGTCTTCACTGGTAAGGCCGATGCTCGACAGATGCTGAACTACCAGAACCGAACGGTTCGTCCAGTTCTGAAGGCGATCACGGACGCCATCACCAGGACTTTCCTCACCAAGACTGCCCGAACGCAGAAGCAGCGGGTAATGGCGATCGAGGATCCGTTCCTCAACGTCCCGCTCGAGGAGATGTCCAAGCTGGTCGACTCCGTCAAGCGTAATGAGATTGGTACTGCCAATGAGCTTCGACCGAAGTTCGGCTGGGCCCAGTCCGATGACGAGACGGCAAACCAGTTGGTGAACTCCAACATCAATCCGATGGGTGAGGAGATGCCACCCGGCGAAGAGCCGGTTGACGAAACCCCAGCCGCGGATGTACCAATTTCCGAACTGATGGAGAGTAGTCAAAATGGCAGTTAAGTGCGATTTCTCTGGCTACGCCACGAAGAACGATGTTCGGTGCTCGGATAACAAGGTAATCCGGCACGGGGCTTTCGCGGCGTACGACGGGAAGACTGTTCCTCTCGTTTGGCAGCACAAGCACGGAGACGTTGAGAACGTCCTCGGGCATGCCGACCTTGAGGTTAGAGACGATGGGGTTTACGCCTACGCCCATCTTAACAACACTGATCGTGGCCGGACCGCTCGAGAGATGGTCAAGAACGGCGACATCAAGGCGATGAGTATCTATGCCACCCACGTTCGAGCCAAGGGCAATGACGTTGTCCACGGTGAGCTCGTTGAGGTGAGCCTAGTGCTCCGTGGCGCCAATCCTGGCGCTCTCATTGACCAGGTCTCCATCGAGCATGGTGATGGCGGCGATGAGATTGAGGCTGTCATCTACACCGATGCACAGCTGGACTTCGTCTCTCACGGCGATGAGGACGAGGATGAGGACTTCGAGGTGGAGGAGACGGACGACGTCGAGCACGCCGAGGAGGAGCCTGAGGCTGAAGAGGCTGACGGCGACGAGGATGACCCCACTCTCGGGGAGATCTTCGATGGAATGACCGATGAGCAGAAGACGGCGGTCTATGCCATTGTTGGACAGCTCGTCGATTCCGTAGATGAAGAGGCGGAGGAGTCGGAGACCGAAGAGGTCGAGGACACCGCCCATTCCGACACAACTGAGGATACTATGGCTCACAAGAACGTGTTTGAGGGCTCCGCTACCACCGAGGAGCTCCCCGTCCTGACTCACGCCCAGGTCGAGACCATCTTCGAGGACGCTCGCTCTAGCGGCTCCCTGAAGCAGGCCATCCTGGCTCACGCCGATGCTTATGGCATCAAGCAGATCGAGACCCTCTTCCCGGAGGCCAAGGATCTGTGGAACCAGCCGGAGTTCATCAAGCGCAAGACCGATTGGGTTAGCTCTGTCGTCGGCGCCGCTAAGCACTCCCCCTTCTCCCGCATTCGTACCCGCTTCGCCGACATCACGGCCGACGAGGCTCGGGCCCGTGGTTACATGAAGGGCAACAAGAAGGAAGACGAGGTCTTCACTCTTCTGCAGCGCACCACCTCGCCGACCACTATCTACAAGAAGCAGCGTCTGGACCGTGACGACATCCTCGACATCACTGACTTTGATGTTGTCTCCTACATCCGTGGCGAGATGAAGATCATGCTTGAGGAGGAGCTCGGTCGAGCCGTCCTCATCGGTGATGGTCGCCAGGCCTCCTCCAAGGACAAGATCAAGGAGGACTGCATCCGCCCGATCTACAAGGAGGACAGCCTCTACGCTCCTCGTGTCGTTCTGGCCAAGGAGACCACCACCGAGGATGTCCTGGACTCCATCGTCCGCGCTATGGACGACTACGACGGCGCTGGTAACCCCACCTGGTTCGCTGAGCCGCACATGGTTACCGAGATCCTGCTGCTCAAGGACAAGATGGGTCACCGTCTGTTCCGCAGCGTCTCCGAGCTGGCCGACTACGTCGGTGTCTCGAAGATTGTCAAGGTCCCGCTTATGAAGGGCCTGCAGCGTGCATCCGCCAAGAACGGCGTTGTCGACGCCCTCGGTATCATCGTTAATATGTCCGATTACACCATTGGTGCGGACAAGGGTGGTCAGCTCTTCGCGGCTGAGGACTTCGACATTAGCTTCAACCAGTACCACTACCTCTTGGAAACTCGCCTCTCCGGTGCGCTGACTCACCCGAAGTCGGCCATCATCGTTGAGCGCAAGACTGAGGCTGGTAACGTCGTCGCGGAGCCGTGATAGATGGCCAAATTCTTCGGTGAGATAGGATTTGTAACTCAGGTCCAGACCGAGCCGGGAATTTGGGAAGACAAACCAATCGAGAAGCAGTACTATGGCGACGTCTTCCGGGAAGCACGCCGCTTTGGTAGCAGCGACGAGATTCTGGGGAGTATCAACCTCAGCAACCAGATCAGCATTATCGCTGATGGGTTCTTAACAGATAATATCCAGAACCTCAAGTACGTACGCTGGATGGGGGGACTTTGGAAGATCTCCTATGTGGAGCTGAAGTTCCCCCGTCTGGTTCTCGAGTTGACGGGGGTGTATAATGGACCGACGGCTAGCTCTCCATGAGAAGCTGGTCGAGATCCTCGGGTCGGACAAGGTCTATTACCAGCCACTCCCGTCGCTTAAGCTCTCGTATCCGTGCATCGTATACGAGCGGCATCCGGGTGATCCGATGTACGCGGACAACCTCAAATATATCAAAGCAAACCGGTTCCAGGTTACTCTGATCGCCCGGCATCCCGAGGACCCGACACGAACGAAGATCGAGGACCTTTTGTTCAGCCGCCATGAGTCTCGACTCGTAGCGGATAACCTCTATCACGACATCTTCGACGTCTACTATTAGGAGATAACATGGCTGCACTTGTCTGGGACAAGACTGGTGAGCGCCGTATTGAGACTGGTGTCGACCACTGCGCATTGTATGTGTACGACCCTGCTCAGAAGACCTACGGCAAGGGCGTGGCTTGGAATGGTATCACCGCCATCTCCGAGAAGCCCGAGGGCGCTGAGGCTACTGACCTCTACGCCGACAACATTCTGTACCTCTCGATGCTCTCGGCCGAGAAGCTGAAGGCCACTATTGAGGCCTACACCTACCCCGACGAGTTCGAGCAGTGCGATGGTTCTGCCACTCTGATGAAGGGTGTTAAGATCGGTCAGCAGGACCGACTGGCTTTCGGTCTCGTCTACCG